GTACGTTTGTTGACGTACCAGAATCTCTGATTGTTCTTGATCCATACAATAATGAACCTTCTTTTAGAGTTGGTTGGGATATTGTAGAAGAGATTGTAACCGCAGACAAAGATGAATCTCTTAATGATAATGCTAAAGGATTTACCAACTATGCTGCTCCTGGCGCAGATAGACTGAAGATTAGCGTAAAACTTGCTAAGAAACAACTCACCGATACCGAAGATACCAACTTTGTTGAGTTGGTCAGAGTTGATGAAGGAGTAATCAAAAAACTTCAGAATAAAGCACAATATAATCTTATCAGAGATTACTTTGCTAAGAGAACGTTTGATGAGTCTGGTGACTATGCTGTAGAAAACTTTATTGTTGATACTGCAGACCAACTCAATGATGAGACTGGAAACGGTGGTTTGTTTAGATTTGATGAAGTAACTGATCAGGGTAATATCCCATCTAAAGATCAGATTGCTGTTAAGGTATCTGCTGGTACAGCATATGTCAGAGGATATGATGTTGATTTAGTTGGTTCTACTGTTCTTGATGTTCCAAAACCAAGAACAACCAAAACAATCAAGAGTTCAGTTGTACCATTCAGCATGGGTGGAAAACTGAAAGTCAATAACGTAACTGGAACTCCGTTCATCAATATTGGCGATCTTTCTTCTGGAAGTAATAATACCAGTTCTAATACTATTGAACTGTATGCTGCTAGAAGGAATCACTCTGGAACTAATAATATAGCTGATGCTGCTACAGCAGGTTTAGGATCTAAAATTGGTGATGCAAGAGTATATTGGTTCGGACTTTCGGATGATACTTATAAAAATGTAGCAACAGAATTTGATCTTTATCTGTTTGATATTCAAACATATACTGAAGTAACACTTGCTAATACCTATAGTTTAACTGATGTTCCTGTCGGTTCATACTTCAGAGGTCTTTCTAGTGGTGCTACTGGATATCTGGCAACTTCCTCATCTAATACCTACAGTCTGAGACAGACTTCTGGTAAGTTTATGACTGGTGAGCAAGTCATTATCAATGAGGATATCGAATTCCAGTCTGGTATTACTGCACTGGATGTCTTCACTACAGATGATATCAAAGCAGTTTTCCAAGAGGTTGCTACTAAAAATGGTATCGCAGGAACTCCAAACTTTATCGCAGATACAGTTCTCTATCCTGTAGAACTTCCTAATTTTGCGAAGACTGATATGATTACAATTCCTTCTGCAGGAACAGGTACCAAATCTGGTTGTACTGTTGCTGGAAGATTCTTTGCTGGTCAAACAGGAATTGTAGCAAGAGGAAACCAAAGAGGCAGAACCATCAAGTATCAGAATGGGAATGCTGATCCAGTATATGCAAATATCGATTCGATCAATGCGGACGGTACTGAGATTACTATTACCGTTAATGCTCAAGCAGTTGGTGGTGTTTATCGTAATGTAAATGCTGCTGGCAAGTATACATTCTCCATCATGGCACCAAAGATTACTAACTTTGGTTCCACAGGTCTTTACGCTCCAATGCCTATTGCTAATACGGCATCAGTTGATCTTGGTAGAGCAGATCTAACAATTACTAGACAAATTCCTGTCGCTAGTTTCTCTGGTAGTCAAATTTCATTGACACTTACTGATGCTGTTGAAGCAACAGAAGGTCTTACTAATGTATTTTATGAGTCATATGATGCTGAAAGATATGCGGTTTATTATTCTGATGGTAGCGTTGAACCTCTTACTGATTCCAATTTCATCCTTGGTGCCAATGGAGAATCCATAACTCTGAATGGTCTTACCAAAACCACTGATACTAATACTCTTGTACAAGTAACTCTTAGTAAAAGAGTTATTTCTCATAAAACTAAAAACTTCCTTAGAAGTGAGCAAGTTACCATCGATAAGACTCAGAAGAAGTCTGCTCTGAATGGTCTTACTGCTAATAAGTTCTATGGACTAAGAATTGAAGATAATGATATTTCCCTGAACGTTCCTGATGTTGTCAATGTTCGTGCTATTCTCGAATCAACAGACTCTAATGCTCCTGTCCTGGATAAACTGACATTCGCAACTGGTTTAGCACTTGATCAGAATGCCATTGTTGGTGAAAAAATTACGGGTAGAGATAGTAGAGCAGTAGCACAAGTTGTTGGTAGAACTGCAACTACAATCACTTATGTAAGAAGAAATAGCAACAACTTTGTTGCTGGTGAAACTGTTACTTTTGGTGATTCTGCTATTGAAGCTATCGTTCAGAAGACTACTAAAGGTAGTTTTGTAGACTTAACTGCTAATTACAGACTGGTTGATGGTAATGGTCACGAATATTGTGATTTCTCTAAAATTCAAAGAAGACCTGGAAGTCCAACACCAAGCAAGCAACTGCTTGTAATCTTTGATAGATATGATGCTGCTTCTGGTGATGAAGGAGACTTCTTTACTGTAAATTCTTATTCTGCAGACAGATACCAAAGTGATCTTCCAACACTTCCAAATGGACTTAGTGTTTCTGATTTGGTGGACTTTAGACCAAGAGTAAAACCATTTACTTCTACTACAGCATCACCATTTGACTTCTCCAGTAGGCAGTATGATGCAACTTACACATATGTAATCTCACCAGATGAGACTTCTCATGTTGGGTATAGTTACTATTTGCCAAGAATTGATACTATCAGTATTAATCGCTTTGGTGAAGTAGAAGTTATTCAGGGCGAACCTGATGATGTTCCACAGTCACCTGTTCTTGCTGATGATGCGATGGAAATCGCACAGATTCAGTATCCAGCATTCTGCTATAACGCTATCAAGGATCCAAGAATTCTGTTCAGAGATAACAGAAGATTCACGATGCGTGACATTGGAAAACTGGAAGACAGAATTGAAAATCTGGAAGAACTTACCAGTCTGACGATGCTTGAGTTGAATGCCAAGACATTATCGGTAACAGATGCTAATGGATTGGATAGATTTAAGAGTGGATTTATTGTATCAGACTTTAGAGACAAGTCTCTGATGAATCCAGATCTCTCTACAGTTGAGATTTCAAAAGAGGGTGCTACTGCTATTGCTCCTATTGATTTTTGGTCTATCAATGCAGATCTTGGACTTGATCCAAATATTGATAGAACAAAGGCAGATCTCAGTCAAAATCTTCGTCTTCTGGATACCAATATTCAAAAGACTGGTGATATGCTCACCCTTAAGTACGATGAAGTTGAATTCTTAAATCAACCACATGCGACTAATGTTGAGAATGTAAACCCATTCAACGTTATCGTCTTTGTTGGTGGAGTTCAATTAGATCCTCCATCAGATAACTGGGTAAGAACTATCTACATTGATGACCATAGAACTGAGCAGACTGGTGCTAAATGGAAGCAAGAAGCAAACACAACCAGAGATGTAGATAGGAAGACTGAATATGTCACCTATAAGAAAGGTGGTGGTAGAGGTGAGAGAAAAACTAGAGCTTTCACTACTACAACAATCACAACTACAACGAAGTTTACACCAAAACTCAAAGGACCTGCTAGAGAGTTTAACTATGTTGAAGATGTAAAAGTATCTGGTGAGGCAGATCCTTGGATGCGTTCTAGAAACGTATACTTTAATGCTGATGGTTTAAGACCATTTACCAAGCACTACAAGTATCTTGATAGTCAGCAAGTTGATGTAGTTCCTAAGGTTTGTGAAATTCAGATGAGATCTGGAACTTTCCAAGTCTTTGAAGATGCAGACATCTATGATGCCAATAACAATAAGATTGGTATGATTAGAATCCAAGCACCTAATCATAAGTTTGGTGATACATCAAGACCAGACATTGGTGCTGGACTTGGTTCTCCAGCAACTTTAGTTGAAACGTATAGCGTTGACCCATATGATAGAGACAGACCTGCACCTGGTGCTGGATATTCTCCAACATCTAGACTAATCAACTTTGGTGTAAGATCTCTCGCAAACGTAGAAAAATATTATGGATATGTTGAGAAAGGAGCAAAAGTTGTTGGTCGCTCTTCAAGTGCTGAAGCAACAATTACCAGAGCAGAATTGATTTCTGATAACTGGGGAGATATTGTTGGAAACTTCTTCTTTAGAGATCCTAATAGCAAGCCAAGACCTGCTACTAGAGTCAAGGCAGGAACTAAGACTGTAAAAGTCACAGCAACTCCACCAAACACAGTTGTACTTCCAGGATCTACTAGATTTGCTAGTGAAGCAATCGGTGAATATTCTGGTTCTGGAACTATTCTCACACAAGAGACATCTAGAGTTTCTGTAAGAAATCCACCCAAACCTGCAGCAAAACCAACAGAAGTTCAAGTTGAAGTAAAAGCACCTCATAGAGATCCACTGGCACAGTCATTTACTGTTCCTGGAAAAGGTATTTTCTTTACATCATTTGATCTGTATTTTGCTGCTAAACCAACAGGTACAACTAAGGTCAAGATTGAACTTAGAACAATGGAACTCGGTATTCCAACTGATAGGTTGGTTGCTGACTGGTGTAGAGTTAATCTCAGACCAGAGGATATTCAAATCAATGAAGCAGATCCATTCAACCCAATCCCAACAAGAGTAAGATTCCCATCACCAGTATTCCTGGAAGGTGGTGATAAAGAATATGCGATTGTTGTTCTGTCCCCAGACTCTGATGAGTATGAAATGTGGACTGCAACAATGGGTAAGAAGACTGTTAGAACAACATCTTTACCTGATGTTCAAAACGTTGTTGTCACCAAGCAATATATTGGTGGTTCTCTGTTTAAGTCTCAGAATGGTACAATTTGGACACCATCACAGTTCCAAGATCTCACCTTCAAGATTTACAAAGCACAATTTGTTAAGTCTGGTACTTTAACTTGGTATAACTCTGACATTGGTTCTAGTAGAGGAAGTGATAACTCACACACTCTCAATACCAACCCAATTGAATCTTTACCAAGAAAACTGAAACTTCCAATCAATAATGGTGGAAATGCCACAACTGCAGCAACAACTATTGGTACAAAAATTGGTGAAGGAAGTAATGATGGAGGTATTACTGGTTTTATAGAAAATCTTGGTGCTCCCGCAGCTACTATCACTCTTGATGTTGCTGGAAGTGGATATGCAAACGGAACGCACACAACATGTAATCTGACATCTCTTACTGGAAAGGGTACTGGTGGTCAGGTAACTCTTACAGTTGCTGGTGGTGTGGTTACTGGAGCAACCCTTACCAATAATGGTTCTGGTTATGTTGCTGGTGAGCAAGTTGAGATTGATACATCAACAATTGGTTCAACTGCTGCTGTTAGAAAGGGTAAAGGTGCTAAATTAACAATCACCACAATCGGCACAGTTGATACTTTATATCTGAATGATGTTCAAGGTGAGAATTTTACAGATACCACACAACTATTCACAATCGCCGCCAACGGAACTAGAACTTCTGCTGGATCTAATGTCACAGTGAATGGTGGATCAAGTCTTATTGACAATAGGTTCTCTGGAAATGTATTCCGTGTTAAGCAACAAACTCACGCACACCACGGTGGTAATAACAAAGTCAAGATTGAAGATATTCAACCTGACACTAAGAAAACACAACTCACTGCAACATTTGGTCTGACTGATACAAATGTCTCGGTTGCTGATACCACAGTGTTTACAACCTTTGAAGGAATTACTACCTCAAGAGGTTATGCACTTGTAAACAATGAGATTATTCGCTTTACTGATGTAAATGAGACTAGTGCTCCTGCCGGTACGTTGACCATCTCAAATAGAAATCTTGATGGAACGATTAAGATTGAGCATGGAATTGATTCAAGTATTCAACCATATGAAGTCAATGGTGTTTCTTTGACCAGAATCAATAGAACACATGATGTACCATCAACATCATATACCCTTGACGAATCTGATATTGATTTCTACTACCTTGAAGTTGACAGATCTCTAGAATCTCCTACTATTAGAGATAGTGGAGCAAATCAACTTTCATTCACAAGTGAAAAAGGATTTGGTGGAGACACTGTTGGTATTTCTCAAAACTGCCAGTTTAGTTCTCTAGTTCCACAATTTAATGTCATTACCCCAGGTCTTGGAACCAAGATTACCTGTAATGTAAGGACAATTTCAGGAACAAGTTCTGGTGGAACAGAAGTTTCATTCCTTGATCAAGGATATGAATCAGTAACTCTGAACAAACCACATCAGTTCAGCACCCCAAGAATGGTCGCTTCTAAAGTTAATGAAGAGGCAAGATTGGGTACGTTACCAAGTAAGAAGTCACTCACATTAAGAGTTGATTTTGCATCTGATAATCAAGATCTATCTCCAATGATGGATGCGGCAAACGCAACATTCATTCTTGGAAGAAATAAAGCAAATAATCCAGTTAGTGATTATTCTACAGATCATAGATCTAATGAAATCATTGGTGATCCACATGGTGCTGTATTTGTAACCAAATCTGTTTCTCTCGCACAACCAGCAACAAGCCTCAAGGTCATCATTGCTGCGAACAGACAAGAAGATGCTGATTTCAGAGTCTTCTATCAACTGTTCAAAGCAGATTCCACTGAGGTTGATCAGAAGTTTATCCCATTCCCAGGATATGATAATCTTTTAGACACTGATGGTGATGGATTCGGAGATAGAGTTAAAGATCCAGACAAGAACAGTGGTAGAGCAGATGCATTTGTGACACCTAACCAGAATACTGAAAACTCCTTCTCAGAATATCAGTTTAGTGCTGATAACTTGGAACAGTTTACAGCATTCTCTATTAAGGTAGTCATGAGTACAACTAATGAATCAACACCTGTTAAACTGAGAGACTTTAGAGCAATTGCCTTAGCATGATGGAAGAAGATTTAATTAAGGTAGAGGGAGAAACAGATCTTTACCGTGACCGTAGAACTGGCGCTATCGTTAATACCGATAGTGCTGGTTATTCGCAGTACATGAAAATGAAGCAAAGAAGGCAGACAGAAAGGGAAGAGCTTGATACACTGAAGAGAGATATTGAAGAAATCAAATCACTACTAAAGGAGCTTACTAATGGACCCAAATGAAATCGTATTGGAGAACCTTTCAAAGAGTTTTGAGTATACAAAACTAGCGAAAGAAATAGATTCTTGCGATGATAGGGAAACTTTGAAGGATATTGCCAAGTCTTACGCAAAATTATATCTCAAGCAACAAGAGGTAGTGGGACGATTGGGAATATAAATAATTCCTAGATCCTGAAACTCTATAGTAAATGGCTGATATTAAGGTCAGGGTAGGGCAAACACCCGCAGTAAAAGTAATATCTTCACTTGCTGGTGCCCAGGGATTATCCTTGGCTGAACTTAGCGATGTTAGTGCCTCCAACTTACAGAATGGCATGGTCCTTGTTTATAACAGTGCCATCCAAAAGTGGGAAGCAACGTTGACTCTTACACCAGGTGCAACACAGAATTTAGACATCAACGGAGGAAATTTCTGACATGGCAAGTATTATCAGGATCAAAAGATCCTCAGGTACTAGTAAACCATCTGCTTTACAATGGGGCGAATACGGTTATGTAACTGGTATTGGTAGTTTCGGAGGAACTAACCAATATAAGGATAGAGTTTTCCTCGGTGATGATGGAACTAACGTAAATCCAATTGGTGGTTTTTTCTACACCTCCATGATGGAGCACGCTGCTGGTGCCATCGCAGGACAAGCAAATGCCAACACTAGAAACCAAGATAGGGGTGTTGTTGCAGTTCTTGCTCCAGCGACTAACAGTGGTTTAGGTGGTGCTGAATCACTTAAAGTTGACGAGTGGAACGTAGATAATTTAAGACTTGATGGAAATGTAATTTCTTCCACAAATACTGATGGGGATATTAAGTTAGACCCCAATGGTTCTGGTGAGGTTCATATTCCAGATGACACCTTCTTATCATTTGGTGATGATAAAGATGCCAAGATTGAATACGATGAGAATGGAACAAATCGTGTTCAAGTAACTGGAGCACAGTGGACTTGGAATACTGGTATTCAAGTTAGTGGATTCCCAGCACTCTTTGATCAAGTAAAGATTGAAGATAATGTCATCTCCACAATGGCAGGTGGAACTGATACTCTTTACATTGACCCATATCCCGATGGTCTGAGTAATGAAGGTACTGTTGTTGTTAAAGGTAACCTTCAGGTTGATGGTACAACCACAACTGTTAACTCGACTTCCAAAACCTTAAACGATCCAATTCTTCATGTTGGTGATACTACAAGCACCAGAACTGTCATGGCAGATGCCAACAGTGGTGCTACAACATTGACTCTGGATTCTGTTGTAGGTATCAACACTGGCGATTCTATTACTGCTGCTGCAGGTATTGCCAATAATACAACAATTACAAATTACAATACTGGTACCAAGGTTATTACGATTAGTAATGCCACAACTGCTGGTATTAGCACAACTACTCAGGTAACAATTACCCACGGATACGATAGTAATACTGATAGAGGTATTTCTTTCGCATTCAATACAAGTTCTGGAGTTTCCAACAATAAAACTGGATTCTTCGGTATGGACGATAGTTCCATTGCCGTCAGCACAGCAGATGCTGATAACCATGGAACTCATGCAGATGACAGCAGAAGATGGACCTATGTTCCCGACGCTACTATTACTAATAGCGTTGTTGCGGGAACCAAAGGTTTCCTTGACATTAAAGGTATCTATTACCAGTCTGGTGATTATTCTACTGGTGGTGTTGTCTACTTTGATGACACCGGTCTTCAAAGATCTACTAATGCACCTGCAACTCCTGTAGTTACGTCTAAGCAGGTCTTAACTGCTATCACTAAAAATACTCTCGCACTGAATGTAGCAATTACTGCTTCTGCAGGTGATATTATTAGACAAGATACAACTGGTGCCTACGGTATTGTTGAAACTGGTGTTAGTGGTTCATCCTCTGTTAATCTTATCGGAGTTGAAGGAACATTTAACACTTCTGCCAACTTAAGAAGAGAAGGTCAAAGTGGTGCAATCGCTAACCTTGCTTCAGTTCCCAACACAGTTAGCGTAATATATACTAATAAGCCCCACTGGACTTCAACTCTGGACGGGGGTACGTTCTGAGGTAATTAATGGAAAATCAAAGTGAAGTGGATGTAAACGTTCTCATCAAAATTTATAATTCAAAATTAGCAGCAGTATCCAATCAAAATGTTCTTCTTGAGGCAAAGTTAGCAACTATGTCTCAAGATTTTCAGGAACAAATGGATGCACTACTTGAAGAAAACGCCGAACTTAAGGCACAATTAGAAAAGTAATATGGCAAAACCATCAACTAGACAAGGACTTATCGATTATTGCTTGCGCCAACTTGGTGCTCCTGTCCTAGAAATCAATGTGGATGATGACCAAATTGATGATCTAGTTGATGATGCCTTACAATACTTCAACGAACGTCACTATGACGGTGTTGAGAAGATGTATCTTAAGTATAAGTTTACTCAAGATGATATAGACAGAGGTAAAGCAGTACCTACAACTGGAACTGGTATTCAATCTACAACAGCAACTGGTGGTGGATTTAGTAATACCTGGTATGAAAATTCAAATTTCATCAATGTTCCAGACTCCGTAATTGGAGTCGAAAAGATTTTTAAGTTTGATACTAGTTCCATTTCTGGTGGAATGTTCAGTATCAAGTATCAATTGTTTTTGAATGATCTCTACTATTTCAATTCAGTTGAACTTCTTCAGTATTCGATGACCAAATCATATCTAGAAGATATCGATTTCTTATTGACTCCAGATAAACAAATTAGATTTAACAAGAGACAAGATAGATTATATCTGGATATTGACTGGGGTTCACAACCTGCAGGAGAATATATTATTCTTGAGTGTTATAGAGCACTTGATCCAGAAACATTTACTCAAGTTTATAACGACAGTTTTATGAAACTGTATCTCACTGCTCTTATTAAGAGGCAGTGGGGAAGAAATCTTAGCAAATTTAGAGGTGTCAAACTTCCTGGTGGTATTGAACTGAATGGTGGAGAGATTCTCCAACAGGCAGAATCAGAACTTGCAGACATCAGAGGAAGAATGATGTCTGAGTTTGAATTACCACCCCTCGACTTTATTGGATAATGGCACTTAATCCGTTCTTTCTACAAGGGACTGCCTCTGAACAGAGATTAGTCCAAGATTTAGTAAACGAACACCTTTCTTTTCATGGTGTTGAAGTAACGTATATTCCAAGAAAGTTTGTAAATAGAAAAACGGTTCTGGAAGAAGTACAATCATCAAAGTTTGATGATAACTTTGCCATAGAAGCATATGTCAATAATTTTGATGGATATTCTGGTGCAGGAGATATTCTTACAAAGTTTGGTGTAAGTGTAAGAGACGAATTAATGCTCACTATCTCTAAAGAGAGATTTGAGGATTTCATCGCTCCATTTATGGCAGGTCAGGATGATGGTACTGATGATAGTGAACTTCCAACTCCTACTAGACCTAGAGAAGGGGATTTAGTTTATTTCCCATTAGGTCAACGTTTATTTGAAATTAAATTTGTTGAGCATGAAGATCCATTTTATCAATTAGGTAAAAACTACGTTTACATGCTTAAGTGTGAACTCTTTGAATATGAGGATGAAGTTATTGATACTAGCAATTATGAAATCGATACTCAAATTCAAGATGAAGGATATATTACTACAATCAATATGATTGGTGCTGGCAGGACAGCAACTGCTTCTGCTATTATTCAGGGTACTCAAACTAGTGGATATGTAAGAAAAATTTTCCTGAATGATGATGGTTCGGGATATACTTCTACACCAACCATTTCAATTACAACATCTCCAACAGGAAGTATTGGTGATAACGCAACGGCAGTTGGTGTGTTAACTACAAAAGGTGGTGTTACATCACTTGAAAAGATTCTTCTTACAAATGCTGGTGCTGGATACACTGTCGCTCCAACAGTTACTATCACAGGAGGAGGTGGTGTAGGTGCTGCCGCTACAGCACCATTGATTACAAGTGGTCAAGGTGTTATTAGATTTGTGATTACAGATTCTGGTGTTGGATATGGAACTGCCCCAACAGTAACAATTCCTAGACCTGATCCTGGAGCAACAGCAACTGCAACAGTGGGTGCTAGTGGAACCATTACTGCTTTTGTTATGACGGCTACAGGTGTAGCATATACGGGAGCACCAACAGTAACAGTATCCACACCTACAAGATCTGGTGTTCTTGATTCGATAAGATCTGTGAACGCTGGTAGTGGATATCAAGCAAATGAAACTGTTAGATTGGTTCCAAACAATGTAAGCATGGGTGGAACGGAAGCAATAATCCGTATCGATTCTGTTAATGGAAGTGGTGGTGTAACTGGATTTACAACTGTCTATGGTGGTTATGATTTTGAAGTAAGTTCCAATCCATCTGGTGATTACTATGAAGCAAGAGATGGAAGTGGAAACGACAACTTCCGCCTAATGGTTGATTCTGTTACAACAGGCGTTGGAACAACCGCAACAGGAACAGCAGTTGTAAGTAATAATGGTACTATTACTGGTATTACATTAACAAATGCTGGTAGTGGATATACGAAAGAACCACATGTAAATGCACCAGTAGTTACAATATCCAATGCTCCTGAATTTAAGGATCCAAGCACATCTGCTGCTGTTGGTATTGCTTCTATTGGTCTTGATGGAACTACAAATGTAGTTAAATCAATATTGATTGAGGATGCAGGAAAAGGATATACTCAGGCACCTGTGGTTACTATCGCAGATCCAGAGGCACTTGTTGGTATTGGAACATTCCAGTTCAATGAAGTTGTTACTGGTTCTAGATCCTTCCTTAGAGCAAGGGTTAAAGACTGGGATGTTGATACATTGGTCCTCAAAGTTTCTAACGTTGGAACTTCTAAGACTGCACCAGATGGTAAGTTTTTCCCAGGTGAAACAATCATCGGAGAAACATCAGGTGCTAGATATGTCACTAATAACTATGTACAAGATGATACTTATGATAAATATACCGAGAACGATGAGTTTGAAACTCTGGGAGATAGTCTCATAGACTTCTCGGAATCTAATCCCTTTGGAACTTTCTAATGTTAGGAAATTATTATTACCACGAAATTGTCAGGAAAACCATTATAGCGTTTGGAACGCTATTTAATGATATCCATATTCGCCATCAAGACAAAAATGGTAATGATATTAGTGACATGAAAGTGCCTCTGGCATATGGTCCAAGTCAAAAGTTTTTAGCAAGACTTACTCAGCAAGCAGATTTGAATAAACCAATTCAAATCACTATGCCTAGAATGTCATTTGAAATGACATCTATCTCATATGATTCTACTAGAAAGTCTAGTTTAATTCAAACTTTCAAAACTTGTGATGATGGAAGCAAGGTAAAGAAAGTATTCATGCCTGTTCCATATAATATTGGATTTGAATTAAATATTCTGTCTAAACTAAATGATGATTCACTCCAAGTTCTGGAGCAGATCTTACCATATTTCCAACCACATTTTAATTTAACTATTGACTTAGTTGAATCGATTGGTGAAAAGAGAGATATTCCAATCATCCTTGAGTCTGTAAATTTTCAAGATGATTATGAAGGAAACTTTGATACAAGAAGAGCACTGATTCATACATTATCATTTACTGCTAAGACATATCTGTTTGGTCATATCGCAGACAGCAGCGATGGACTTATCCGCAAGGTTCAAGTCGATATGTATACCAGTACAGATACTAAAACTGCAAAACGAGAAATGCGTTATACAGTTACACCTACATCTAAAATTGATAGAAACAATGATGGTGTAATTAATGAAGCAGATCATAAGTTACTTGAACCAGGAGACGACTTTGGTTTCTCTGAAACCTCAGAATTCTTCAATGATGGTAAAACCTACAGTCAAGTTCGTCAAACTGATATTTAATAATCATGAGTAATAATTATGAGTCGATTGACAACGCACTTGATATTGAAAGTAGCATTGTTGAATCAAAACCAAGTAAACCTGTTCCTATAAAGGAAGAGAAGGATGATATAAAAAAAGACTATGAATATACCCGTGCTAATTTATATTCACTCATAGAAAAAGGTCAGGAAGCAATCAATGGTATTATGGAACTTGCTGGAGAAAGTGCAAGTCCTAGAGCATATGAAGTTGCTGGTCAACTTATCAAGAGTGTTGCCGATACAACAGATAAATTGGCAGATCTTCAAAAGAAATTAAAAGATTTAGAAGAAGATAATACAAAGAAAGGTCCAAGCAATGTTACTAACAACGCACTTTTTGTTGGATCTACATCAGAGTTATCAAAACTACTCAAGCAAGGTTTTCTAAATAATAATGATGAAGATAGTAAGTAATGGCAAAGAAGTCCTGTAAAAAAGGGTATTATTACTGTTACGCTTCAAAGAAGTGTAAAAAGATTCCTAAAGGTTGGCATGTAATGCCTACGGGTATTTTGATGCGCGACAGTGAACATAAAGATGAAAACAAAGAGGAGACCAACGGTAAGAAGAAGAATGGCAACGGAAATGGTGCAAATGGCAATGGAAATGGGAATGGGGGGTCTGATGGGGGCTCTAATGGCGGAGGAGTATCAGAGGCGTGGAGCGCAAAGTATAAAAAGTCCATCGATTGTGATAATCCAAAAGGATTCTCTCAACGAGCCCATTGTAGGGGTAGAAAAGTAACTGAAGGAAAAGAGTCTAAAGGTGATCATGAAGTTTCCATGGCACAGACTCAATTAAAGAAAGCGGAAGAAAGAATCAAACTTATCAGAAGAAAACTTGGTAAGAAAGAAAAAGATCTTCCCGCTTGGATGCAGGCAAAGATTACTGACATGGATCACGATACTGATGCTGTTGCTGGATACGTAGATGAACAAACCATTACTGAGAAACGCGACGGTAAGTCTGCTAAGTCCAAAGGTTACTCGCTCCGCGACTGGTTTAAAGGTGGTGGTTGGGTTCAAGCAGGTGGTAAGTACGATGGAAAACCATGTGCTAGACAACCAGGACAAAAAACTAAACCATTTTGCCGTGATGCTGATGATCGAGCCAACATGAGCAAGAAAGAGAGAGAAAGAAGAGCAGCAAAAAAACGTAGAGAAGATTCAAATCCCGATAGAAAAGGAAAAGCAAAAGTGGTAACAGCATCTTATTCAAACTGGAGATCAGACTTAGAAGATCTTCATGAAATTCCAGCAGCTCTTGCTATCCCCCTTGCTGGTGCTGCGGGATATGCCCTTTATAAAGGAGCAAAACATCTTAGCAAAAAGGCTCATAAGGCATTAGATAATGCTAGACAGAATGCAACTTTGGGTGGCAGTCCTTTTGGTGCTGGTGCTAGACAAAGAGCAATTGAAGATGGTGCTGGTGTGAGACGTGGAACTTTGAATCCAAATATGCAGAGACTTAGAAACTCATATGAACCAGAGGGTGAAGTTGTTACCGAACGCGATGCTTGGGGTACAGGTCCCATGGATTGTATTAGATGTGCTGATGGAAAAGTTCGCACTCCTCAGGAACTTGAAAAATTAAGACAGCAGAACTTGAAGAAAAAAGGAATTACTTTAGATAAGGCACATTACGAACCAGAAGGTGAACTGGTTGATGAAGGCAAGAAAGATGCTTGCTACTATAAGGTCAAGTCTAGATATTCTGTCTGGCCAAGTGCATATGCATCTGGTGCTCTAGTTAAGTGCCGTAAAGTTGGCGCTAAGAACTGGGGTAATAAGACCAAGAAGGAAGGATATGAGTTCTCCAACTGGAGAGATGATTTCCAGGCAATGGATGTTGAGTCTGTAGATATCATCAAAGCAGAACCGCTCCAACCAACTAAAGGTATTGGAAGTGATATGATTGATGAAGCACAAACAAAACAAGACAAATTGAAAGAAATTTCAAAGCAATTGGCAGGTGCTTCAAAAATGCACGCACAGCAATCTAAAAAGGTTGCTCAAGTTGCTAAAGGTCTTGATGAAGCAAAAAAGTGCTGGAAGGGTTACAAAAAAGTAGGAACTCAAAAACTATTTGGTAAGACTTACAATCGTTGCGAAAAAATCAAAAAGGAAGAAGTTGAAATCCAAGAAGCAATGCCTGGATATGACAAGTATAATGCTGCTGTGGCAGCAGCAAACAAGTTAAAAGGAAGAGATAAAATTAACGCACTGAAAGCAGCTGCCGGATTAAGACCTAAAACTGAAAAAGAAGTAGATCAAAAGATTCCCGAATCACATGAATTGGGTGAAGACTGGCAAAAATCAAATCGTAATGATGGTGTTGATGGTATGAGTCAGAAATCTGTTAATGCTTATAAGCGTGAAAATCCAGGTTCAAAGTTACAGACTGCTGTAACTGGCAAAAATCCTAAAGGTAAAGATAAAAAGAGACGCAAGTCATTCTGTGCCCGCTCAAAGGGTCAGAAAGATATGCACAACATTGATTGTTCTAAGACCCCAGAGAAGAAAATCTGTAAAGCACGTAAACGCTGGAGATGTTGAAATAGGTTTTTGTTATGAGTGAACAGTATCTTGGTAATCCAAATCTAAAAAAAGCAAATACGGCGATCGAGTTCACAGAAGAACAGATCGTCGAATTTTTAAAGTGTAAAGAAGATCCCGTATATTTTGCCAATAATTATATCAAGATTGTTTCTCTTGATGAGGGATTGACTCAATTCCATCCATATCATTTTCAGGAAAAATTAATTAACAACTTCCATGAAAATAGATTCAATATTTGTAAAATGCCAAGACAGACTGGCAAGTCCACTACTGTGGTATCTTACCTTCTACATTACGCTGTTTTTAACGATAGCGTTAATATTGGCATCCTAGCAAACAAAGCAGCAACCGCAAGAGAACTTCTTGGTAGGTTACAGACTGCATACGAAAACTTGCCCAAATGGATGCAACAGGGTATACTATCCTGGAACAAAGGATCCATGGAGTTAGAAAATGGCAGTAAGATACTGGCAGCTTCTACGTCTGCGAGTGCTGTCCGAGGTATGTCATTCAACATCCTCTTTCTCGACGAGTTCGCGTTCGTCCCAAATCACGTTGCTGACTCGTTCTTTGCATCTGTTTATCCTACTATTACTTCTGGTAAAAACACCAAAGTAATCATTGTATCCACTCCACACGGTATGAATCATTTCTACCGTATGTGGCACGACGCGGAGAAAGGAAAAAATGAGTACATTCCAACTGATGTTCATTGGTCCGAGGTTCCTGGAAGAGATGAAGTATGGAAAGAACAGACGATTGCTAACACATCAGAACAGCAATTCAAAGTTGAGTTCGAGTGTGAGTTTCTTGGTTCTGTCAATACCCTTATAAACCCATCTATTCTTAAGAATCTCATATATGAAGACCCTATTCAAAGGAATGCTGGTTTAGATGTCTACGAAAAAGCAATACCTGAACACAACTACCTCGCTACTGTTGATGTTGCTCGTGGTTTGGGTAATGATTATTCTGCATTTATCATCGTCGATATTACAGAGTTTCCCTATAAGATAGTAGCGAAGTATCGAAATAATGAAATTAAACCGATGTTGTTTCCCAACATCATTCAACAAACAGCGAAAGCATATAATGATGCTTGGGTGCTAGTAGAAGTTAATGATATTGGAGAACAGGTAGCAAATATCCTACACTATGATCTTGAGTATGAAAACATGCTCATGGCAGCGATGAGAGGTCGTGCTGGACAAGTAGTTGGGCACGGGTTTTCTGGAAAGAAGTCACAAATGGGAGTTAGGACAACAGCACAAGTCAAGAAACTTGGTTGTTCTAACTTAAAAACTCTGATTGAAGATTTTAAGTTACTTACACTTGATTATGAAATCATTTCTGAGTTAACTACATTTGCTCAGAGACACAATTCATTTGAAGCAGAAGAAGGTTGTAATGATGACCTTGCAATGTGTCTGGTTATCTTTGCTTGGTTGGTAGCACAAGACTACTTCAAAGAGATGACGGATAATGATATCCGCAAGAGAATATACGAAGAGCAAAAAAATCAGATTGATCAAGACATGGCACCATTTGGATTCCTGGATGATGGAATCAATGACATAACAGGATCATTCACCGATAAAGATGGTGATCGCTGGCATACTGATGAGTATGGTGATCGTGCTTATATGTGGGAGTATTATTGATGGACTTAGATGACCAACTACAATTGGGTCATCTACTCCTGTATGAACGGGAGTGTAAGAAATGTGGAGTAACTAAAAATTTAGTCGATGGATTCTATAGGACTAGAAAAGATAGAGGTCCTGTAGCATCATCATATTCATATGAATGTAAGGAATGCACTAAGAGTAGAGTTAAGAAGAGCAATAATACTTGGGAATATCCCGATTGGTAGATTTCACGGCTAGATTCCCCACTGAAAATACCCCTTTCCATAAATATTTTTAGATAATTCTGGCACCAAGGAGAACACAAGATGCCTCTAAATTTAGCATCTCCTGGAATTGTAGTAAGAGAAGTTGACTTAACTATTGGAAGAGTCGATCCAGTCTCTGGTTCGATTGGGGCGCAAGTTGCTCCTTTCAGCAAGGGACCTGTTGACCTCCCTCAGTTAATTGAGAATGAGGATGATCTCTTAGACACTTTCGGTAGACCATACTCAGTAGATAAGCACTACGAACACTGGATGGTTGCCTCATCATATCTTGCATATGGTGGTGTAATGAGAGTATCCAGAGCAGACGACCAACTTCTCAAGAATGCATTTGTTGGAGCTGCTTCAAGCATCAAGATCAAGAGCACCGAGCACTATGAGCAACTCGGTTACGATGAGAATCCAATCACCAACGTAACTGTTGCTGCTAGAAACCCAGGCACTTGGGCAAACGGAATCAAAGTTGCCATCATTGATGGTAGAGCAGATCAAATCCTTTCAGGTGTCAGCACAGCTGGTGTTGCTGTTGGATATGGTTTCACTGCTGCAGTTCCTGCTGGAACAATCCTCGCTGGTGCTGGTACAACTTCCGTTCTTGACGGTCATCTTTCTGGAACTATCACCGAAATCGGTGCTGGTACTGTTGGCGTTAAAGTCCTTCAGCATGTTTCTGTTGCTGGAACAAGAACAAACGTTGACTATACTCAGAACGGTGTATACGCACTTCCACAAACTGGAAACGTTGCGATTCACACTAACGGAACAGCAACATCCTTCGCATCCAGAGCATACACTGGAGAGAAAGACTGGTTTGAGAATCAAGAAATCGCACTTAGCGTTGGTTCACTTGAGTGGGATCAATTAGCAAACCGTCCTGGAACTTCCGATTATGTTGCTGCTAGAGGCGGTAGATTTGATGAAGTTCACGTTGTCATCATCGACGACAAAGGAACAATTACTGGAAACGCAGGTTCAATCCTTGAGAAGCACCTGAATCTTTCCAAAGCAAAAGATGCTGAGTTCTCTGTAGGTTCACCTTCTTACTGGAGAAAGTATCTCTACACTAACTCCGAGTACATCTTCGGTGGTTCTGCACCTGTTGGAATCACAACAATCGCACATAGCGATAATGGTGCTGCTCAGTTTGAACTTGATAGCGATTCTGGATGGGATCAAAACGCAGACAAAGTTAACTTTGCTGGTTCTGGTGTTGTTACAGTTACCCTCGGTGGTGGAACTAACTATCAAGGCAAGACAGATTACACCACTGCTGGTGCTTTACACTCTGGTCTTGATGACATCATTACTGGACTTGGTAAGTTTGAGAATACTGAAGAGTATGAAGTAGATTTCATCCTCATGGGTTCTGCTAACTATCCTAAGTCTCAAGCACAAGCACTTGCTAATAAGTGTATCGCAGTTGCTGAAGCAAGAAAGGATGCAGTAGCATTCATCTCGCCTTACAGAGGAGCATTCATTAGTGATAACTCTGTTGGTAGCGTAACTGTTGGAGATATTGATACTATTACCGATAACGTAATTAGTTTCTATTCCTCAGCAACTTCTACAACTTATGGAATCTTTGATAGTGGTTATAAGTACATGTATGACCGCTTCAACGATACCTTCCGTTATGTCCCACTGAATGGTGACATCGCAGGAACCTGCGCCAGAACGGATATTGAACAGTTCCCATGGTTCTCACCTGCTGGAACTTCTAGAGGCGCAATCCTCAACGCAGTCAAACTTGCCTACAACCCAGGCAAGAAGCAAAGAGATCTTCTGTATTCCAACAGAATCAACCCAGTTGTCTTCTCTCCAGGAGCAGGAATCATCCTCTTCGGTGATAAGACTGGATTTGGTAAGTCTTCCGCATTCGATAGAATCAACGTTCGTCGTTTGTTCATCTTCCTTGAAGATGCAATCTCTGCTGCTGCTAAGGACTTCCTCTTCGAGTTCAATGATGAGATCACAAGAACTAACTTTGTGAATATTGTTGAACCATTCCTCCGCGACGTTCAGTCTAAGAGAGGTATCTTCGATTATGTTGTTATCTGTGATGAGACCAACAACACCGCTGCTGTTATTGACAACAACGAGTTCGTTGCTGACATCTTTATCAAACCAGCGAGATCGATCAACTTCATCGGTCTTACCTTCATTGCCACCAGAACTGGTGTTGCTTTTGAAGAAGTAATCGGCTCCGTTTAATTCAATTAGAGGTTAACTCAAATGCCATCTAGACAACAGATTAATCCACCCCCACTAAGAAAGATTACCGACTTCAAGAGTAAGTTAACGGGTGGTGGCGCTCGCGCCAACCTCTATGAAGTCGTTCTCCAGTTCCCAGATCTGGCACAACCAGATTCTGCAACTCTTGAGAAATCAAGATTCCTGGTCAAGGGTGCTAACATGCCAGCATCCAATATTGCCCAGATCGAAGTACCTTTCAGAGGTCGTGTTCTGAAAATCGCAGGTGATAGAACCTTCGATTCTTGGACAGTTACCGTTCTGAATGATACTGATTTCGCCATCCGCTCCGCTTTCGAGCGTTGGATGAACACCATCAACAGAGTATCTGATAACACTGGTCTGGTTAATCCAGCAGATTATCAAGCAGATGCTTATGTCTATCAGTTAGATCGTGATGGTTCTACCCTGAGATCCTATCGTTTCTACGATGTGTTCCCAACTCAGGTATCACCAATCGAACTTTCTTATGATGCTCAAGGTATCCAAGAATTCACTGTTGAACTTCAAGTTCAGTGGTGGGAAGCTACTAAGGGCACCGGTGCTAATGCTGGTGGTGAGAACATCAACTAAATAGAAGAAGGAAAAGACTCGTTTTAACTTATTATGGCCAAACTTTTTGGTTTTTCTATTGACGGTAATCAGAATAAGTCACCTTCAGTTATCTCCCCCGTTCCTGAAACTAATCAGGACGGGGTTGATAATTATATCAGCAGTGGATTTTATGGTCAATATGTTGATATTGAAGGTGTCTTCCGAACAGAGCATGATTTAATAAAAAGATACAGAGAAATGGCACTGCATCCAGAAGCGGATGGTGCTATCGAAGATGTTGTTAACGAAGCAATCGTTAGTGACCTCTACGATTCTCCTGTAGAAGTTGAACTGTCAAACTTGAATGCAAGCGAAGGTCTTAAAAAGAAGATTAGAGCAGAATTCAAATATCTCAAAGAAATTTTAGACTTTGATAGAAAGTCACATGAAATCTTCCGCAACTGGTATGTTGACGGAAGACTTTATTATCTAAAAGTAATTGATTTAAAAGCACCTCAGGAAGGAATCAAAGAACTGAGGTATATTGATCCTCTCAAGATGAAGTATATTCGTCAAGAAAAGAAGGATCAAAAAGATACTGGTTTTGCTAGGGTAAACAAGTCAGAAGATATTCAAAAAGGGATTGAGTTTGAAGAGTATTTTCAATATACTCCATCTCCAAGTGCTTCTCATGGTATTTCTGCTATGAGTCGTGGAAATGCTAAGTCAATTAAACTTGCTAAAGATGCAGTTACTTATTGTACTTCTGGTTTAGTAGATAGAAATAAGAATACTGTTCTTTCATATCTCCACAAAGCAATCAAGGCACTCAATCAACTTAGAATGATTGAGGATTCCCTGGTTATCTACAGATTATCCAGAGCACCAGAACGTCGTATTTTCTACATTGACGTTGGCAATCTTCCAAAAGTAAAAGCAGAGCAATACCTCAAAGAGGTTATGTCTCGCTACAGAAATAAACTTGCTTACAACGCACAGACTGGCGAAGTTCGTGATGACCGCAAGTTCATGTCCATGATGGAAGACTTCTGGTTACCTCGTAGAGAAGGTGGTCGCGGAACTGAGATCACTACCCTGCCTGGTGGTCAAAATCTGGGAGAACTCTCTGATATTGAATATTTCCAGAAGAAACTCTACAGAGCACTTGGTGTTCCAGAATCTAGAATTGCTGCTGATGGTGGTTTTAACCTCGGTCGTTCTTCTGAGATCTTGAGAGACGAACTTAAGTTTGCCAAGTTTGTTGGTCGCTTGAGAAAGCGTTTTGCTGCAATGTTCAACGATATGTTGAAAACGCAGTTGATCCTTAAGAATATCATTACTCCCGAAGATTGGGAAGTAATGAGAGATCATATTCAATATGATTTCCTGTATGATAATCAGTTTGCTGAACTTAAAGAAAAAGAACTTACAGAAGGTAGACTTGGACTTCTTGCCCAGATTGAACCATTCATTGGTAAGTATTATTCTACTGAGTATGTAAGAAAGAGAATCCTTCGTCAAACTGATCAAGAAATCATTGAGATTGATGAGCAGATTGAAGATGAAATTCAAAAAGGAATCATTCCAGATCCATCCACAATTGATCCAGTAACTGGTCAACCATTACCACAAGCAGATGGTGAAGGTGCAGGCATGGAAGGTATGGGTGAAGATGCTATGGGAATGGGAGAAGTTCCTGCTGAACCTGATATGGAAGCAGCCGCTGCTGATGCTATGGCAATTGATCAAAAGTATGAAAGGGACAGCAGAAAGTCCGAGTTATAAATAGATTATATTAACTTATTGATTTTTCATGGAAGATGTTGTCGATTTGATCGCTACTGATGCTTCGGCGTCTGATATTAGCGATAAAATGAAAGAACTGCTTTTCAATAAAGCAGCAGAACGTATTGAAATCGCTAGACCATATGTTGCTAACGCAATGTTCGGTCAAGAGTTTGAGTATCCCGAAGTAGAGGGAGAAGGTGAAGGTGAAGTAACAGATGAACCTGAAGAGGAAGAAACCTCTGCAGAACTTGAGACTGAAACAGAAACTGATACAGAAGAGGAATCAGAAGAATGATTGTCAAACCACTAGGAACTGAATCTGCTGTTACTGATGCTGCTATTACTGCAGCAAGAGTAGTGCGTTTGGTGAATAGTCATGCTAGTAATAAGTCAACTATTGCTATTGCTAATAGCGCAGCAGCATCTTTCACTCTGCTTCCTAACAGTAGTGAGATCGTAGAAAAGGATATCGGTGCCGCAGTCACTGCAACTGGTGGTACTGTAACCGGAGTCCCCGTCGCATTTAACATCTAAGATGAAACTTATCACAGAAGAAGTAACAAACGTAAAGGTTATCACTGAAGGAAGAGGTGATAACAAGAAACTGTATATTGAAGGAACATTCCTTCAAGGTGAGATCAAGAACCGTAATGGGAGAATGTATCCTATTTCGACTCTTGCTAAAGAAGTAAATCGCTATTGCGAAACTTTTGTCAACAAGGGACGTGCTCTTGGCGAACTCGGTCACCCCGATGGTCCTACCGTCAACCTTGATCGTGTATCTCACAAGATTACTTCTCTGGTGCAGGAAGGTAATAATTTCAAAGGAAAGGCACAAATCCTTTCTACCCCTATGGGTAAAATCGCATCCTCTCTTCTCGATGAGGGTGTAATGCTTGGCGTTTCTTCCCGTGGTGTTGGTTCACTCCAAACCACAAGTGAAGGATGTAAGGTTGTTGGTGAAGATTTCCAGTTAGCAACTGCTGCTGATATCGTCGCTGATCCTTCTGCTCCTGATGCATTTGTTAATGGAATCATGGAAGGAAAAGAGTGGGTTTGGGAAGGAGGAATCCTTCGTGAACAACTCGCAGAACAAACCAAGAAGAGAATTAATACTCTCGTAGATCAAAGACAACTTGAAGAGCATAAACTCCAGTTATGGAGTGATTTCCTGTCAAATCTTTGATTTATAAATAAATACATGTAATTAATACACATTAAATACATATTTTCAAATGTCCGTTGGTAACAATTTACAAGAAATGGAAAACGTAGTAACCAAAGGAGCTGCTGCTGCTGAGCCAATGCCTACAGCTGGTATCCCAGTTGAAGATCTCGGCGGTCCTACTCCTGATAATTCAAGACCCGATGACGACTCTAACAAGTTGAAGGAGCCTGCTGGCACCCTCAAGCAAGTTAAGGATGTTGTTAACGCTAAAGCTGCTCCTGCTGAAGAAGTAGAAGTAGACGAAGACCAGGAAGTAGTTTCCGAAGCAGAGACGACCGAAGAAGAGGTTGTTTCCGAAGAGGAAGTAGCAGCTGATGAAGTTGTTGCCGAAGCGGAAGAGACTGAGGAAGAACTCGTCGAAGAAGAAGGTTTCGACATCGAAGCAGACGTTCAGGCGCTGTTTGAAGGTGAAGAACTTTCTGAGGAGTTCCAATCAAAAGCACGTACCATCTTCGAGACTGCAATTGCCTCTAAGGTTGAAACAATCAAGGAGCAACTCATCGAAGGCTATCAAGAAGCACTCGTTGAAGAAGTTGTAGCAATCAAAGAAGAACTCGGTGAGCGTGTTGATTCTTACCTTGAGTATGTCGCTGATGAGTGGTTCCAAGAGAACGCACTTGCAGTCGAGCAAGGTCTGAAGTCTGAAATCACCGAATCATTCCTCGATGGAATGAAAGGACTTTTTGAAGAGCATTATGTAACTATCCCTGAAGAAAAATATGATGTTCTTGAGAGCATGGTAGATAAACTTGATGAAATGGAAGGTAAACTCAACGAGCAGATCGAACGTAATGTCGCTCTGAATCGTAGATTGGCTGAGTCTTCCGCAGATGGCATTTTTGCCTCTGTAGTTGAGGGTCTTGCAGACACTCAAAAGGAAAAACTCGCTTCTCTGGCAGAAAATGTTGAGTTTGAAAGTGAAGCAGACTATCGTGAGAAGCTGACCGCACTGAGAAGTTCTTACTTCCCAGAGTCCGCGTCCACCCCAAGCACCTCCGAGAATCTTTCAGAAGAGGTTTCTACCGATGAGGTTATTTCGGAAGAAGTATCCCCAATGATGCAAGCCTATCTGCAGACTCTCTCCAGAGCTGCTAAGAAGTGATTTTTAAATCATAAACATTCAAACTAACTTTTTATAGAGGTTTAATTTCAAATGCAGATGCACAACACAGATGCTCTGCAGGAGAAGTGGGCACCAGTCCTCGATTATGAGGGAATGGATCCAATCAAGGATTCCCATCGTAGAGCTGTTACCGCTGTCCTGTTAGAGAACCAAGAGCAAACCCTTAAGGAAGAGAGAGAATTCCTCTCTGAAGCACCAACCAACTCTGTTGGTTCCGCTGGATATCAATCTGGTGGTGGTCAAACCGTTGCTGGTTTCGACCCTGTTCTGATCTCCTTGATCAGACGCGCAATGCCTAACCTGGTCGCATATGACCTCGCAGGCGTTCAACCAATGTCCGGTCCTACTGGACTCATCTTCGCAATGCGCTCGAAGTATCAAGCGCAGAACGGTTCCGAAGCACTGTTCGACGAAGCAGATACCGCATTCGCAGGTCAGTCCGCAGGATTCGATAGAACCAGCGGCATGACCAACACCGCAGTTGGTCTTGGTACCACTGCACAGCAGGGATCTAACCCTGGCGCACTTGACCCATCCGTTGGTGTTACCGGAGACGGCACCACCTACAACGTTGGTCAGGGTATGCGTACCGACGACGCTGAGGATCTTGGCGACGGCGCTGGCGCATTCAACGAGATGGCATTCTCGATCGAGAAGGTCACCGTAACCGCTAAGTCCAGAGCACTCAAAGCTGAGTACTCCTTGGAACTGGCACAAGACCTCAAGGCAATCCACGGATTGAACGCTGAGGCTGAACTCGCAAACATTCTCTCCACTGAGATTCTTGCTGAGATCAACCGTGAAGTCATCAGAACCATCTACAACGTTGCTGAGCCAGGCGCACAGGCAAACGTTGCTAACGGCGGTTCCTTCGACCTCGACGTTGACTCCAACGGTCGCTGGAGTGTTGAGAAGTTCAAGGGTCTGATCTTCCAGATCGAAAGAGATGCTAACGCGATTGCACAGCGCACTCGTAGAGGCAAGGGCAACATGATCC